AGGGGCGCTTGTAAACAAGCGAAAAGATATGCTGAACTTGCGGGAAACCGTAAGAACTAGCGGATAAAAAGCCGTTAGGGTAACAAATTGGGGACGTTTAACAGATCGGCCGACACACTGGATATTACTTCCAAAGACAATTTTGGATGGCAAGACGAAGACTACGGCATTCAGTCGTGGTCAATCGAAGGAGACGGCGTTCTAGTTGAGGATGATGCAGGCTACCTTGCGTTAGAAGACGCGTTTATGAATCGCAAGTCAGTAAAGGTACGTTTCGAAACTGAAAAAGGCGCGCAATACGAGGGCGACGCAATCATCACCGATTTCCCGGTCGAAGCTCCTTACGATGACCTTGCGACATACTCCATTACGCTTAACGGAAAGGGCGAACCGACAAAAACTAGAGCTGGTAGTGGCGGTGGCTCGGGGGAGTAATGGCCCACAATGAGGGGATGCTTACACGTTTTGCAAACGGCGAGGTCGTTAGACCCCGCCTTTTACTTACGCAAAATATCGAAAGGGGCCGATTAAATGGTCGAAATTAAATTGGGTGGCAAGGTTCGCGAACTCAAATTTACGTTTAAGTCGTTGCGTTCGCTCGAAACGCACTATAAAAAGGGCGTATCGAAAGTATTCGCGGAAAACATGGCCGACGAATCGCTCGAAAATCTCGTAATTATGTTATGGGCGTGTTTGCGCGCAACCGATAAGAAAATTACGCCTGATCGCGTCGAGGATTTACTCGATGAAGCACTCGACAGTGGCGAAGTTACATTCAACGAATTAAGCGAAAAATTGCAAGAAGCAATGGAATCAAGCACGTTACTTAAATCGATGCAATACAACGAAGGCGAAGTGTCCGACACAAAAAACTAACCGGCGGGCGCACGGATTGGGACGAACTAGAGCGCGAAGCCTATTCGTTACTCAAAATGCGCCCGGATGAACTATACGAATATACACCGCGCGAATATGCGAATATGGTCGCTGGTGCTAACGAAAAAGCCGAACGTGACCTCGAAATGATGGCGATACAGGCGATCATGTACCGTCGTGCGATGAACGAGAGGCGAATATCAATCGACGATTTAGTCGGACGAAAACAACGCAACACACGAAAACCACAACGTAATGACAACGTTGTTTCGATAGAAGAAAAGCGGGCGGAGTTGGCATATCTCGAATCTACGCTCGGAAAGGCGGGTGAACGACAATAGCCGGGTTAAATTTATCGTTTCGCGTAAAGGCCATCGACGATTTTTCGGGAACTATGAAGAAGCTAGACGGAAGGCTCGCGGGTATCGGGAAAACAGGTAGGACTGTAACCATAGGCATCGGAAAAATGCTTGGGGCGCTCGGAGCGTTTGCTGTCGCAAGAAAAGGAATCAACATGGTACGAGACGCTTTGGACGGCGCTATAACGAGGTACGATACACTAAATCAGTTTCCGAAAGTCATGAAGCAGATGGGCTTTTCCGCGAAAAAGTCGCAAGGAGCAATAAATAAGTTATCTGACGGTATTGAAGGTCTGCCTACCACACTTGATAGTGTCGCAAAAACAACGCAACGGATTGCTGTAATGACCGGAGACTTGGATGGCGCTGTCGATACAACACTCGCGCTCAACAACGCATTTATCGCATCTGGTGCAAGTCAGGAGGACGCATCAAGGGGTTTAGATCAATACGTACAGATGTTGTCTAAAGGCGAGGTAGACCTCGAATCGTGGCGCACATTGCAAGAAACTATGGGCGTAGCACTAAACGAAACGGCGAAGGCATTCGGTTTCACCGGAAAATCAGCGCAAAATGATCTATACGCTGCACTAAAGTCTGGAAAAATCACATTCGACCAGTTCAACGACAAAATAATCGAGTTAAGCAATAAAACCGGTGGATTCGCTGATATTGCGAGAAAAGCTAGTGGTGGTATCCGTACGTCTTGGACGAATATGAAAACCGCTATCGTAAAAGGTGTAACCGATGTAATCGGAGCCATCGACAAATCACTCGGCGGAACTGGTAGCATCGAAAAGATACTTGACAGGATGAAAGATGGATTTAAAGCGTTTTTCGCGAAGGTTTCGGAAGGAATTCCAACACTAATCGGAGGAATAAAATCAGTCTACAATTTTCTTAAACCTTTTCTGCCGCTTATTAAAGCAATCGTACTCGGATTCGCAGGGTTTCTTGCAACGGTCGGCATCATGAACACGGTCAGCGCGGCTATTGCCGGTGTGCGTGCCGCTTTAAAATGGCTAGGCGCTGTCGTGCTGGAAAACCCGTTTGCGTTAGTTATCGTGGGGATTGCACTTGCGGTCGCGGCGTTCAAAAAAATGTGGGACGCATCGCAAAAGTTACGCGATACATTATCGAGTGCATGGGACGCCATTTCCGCTATTTTCAAAGCGGCATTTGAGCCGATCGGTCCTCTATTAGGTCAATTAGGGCAAGCATTTCAGGGTCTTGTCGGCATCTTTTCGAGCGGCGGGGGTAAAGTTACGCTATCTTGGAAATCGATAGGAGATACGGTTGCTGGAATCGTTCAGTCGTTCGTTCAAAAAATTTTTCCGACGTTGTCGAAGATTTTCGTAGGCGTGTCAAACGTCATTCAAGGCGCCATAAAACTCGCGATTAAGATACTGCAACAATTGACCGCGTGGTGGTTTACGAACGGCCCGGCGATTATAAATGCGGTCAAGAAAACGTTTAATACCGTGAGTGAAATCGTTAGTTCAGTTATCAGCGCAGTGGCTTCGTTTGTTGGCGCACAATTAACGAAAATAAAGTCGTTTTGGAATAAAAACGGCGATCAAATTATGCAAGCCGCGAAAAACATCTGGACGGTCGTCTGGAACACGATAAAGACAATAATGAGCCTTGTTCTCGGTGTTATTAAAACAGTATGGCCGATCGTGGTTAAGCTGACTAAAACCGCATGGAAAACGGTAAAAGGCGTCATAAGCGGGGCAATCGACATCATACTCGGCATCATAAAGGTATTCGCGAGCCTTTTTACAGGCGACTGGAAAGGCGTGTGGGAAGGCATCAAAAAGATTCTACGTGGTGCCCTCAAAATTGTCAAATCGCTTGTAAGTGGCGGTTTTGGCGCGGTTCGCGACATCGCAACGTCACTGTGGTCGAAAATCAAGGATAAAGTATCGGAAATGGCCGGAAAAATGAAGAAAAATATATCCGACAGATTTCACGACATAGTCGAAAGCGCGAAGGCATTACCAGGCAAAATAGGTAGCGGCATAAAGAAAATGGCGGGCAAGGCGGCCGACGGCGCTCGTCACGCTGCTATTTTCGTCGCGCGTAAATTCGCCGGCGGGCTGAACAAAGTCATCGGCGGAGCCAACACGGTACTCGACTTCCTCCACATCAAAAACATACCGACCGTACCCGTTCCGGAGTACGCACGCGGTACTCGCGGTCATCCCGGCGGCCCTGCAATCGTCAACGATGGCGCAGGCCCCGAATTGATACGCACGCCTGACGGTAGAATGGGAATGGCGCCGGGCCGAAACGCGCTCGTTAATTTGCCGAAGGGTAGTGAGGTTTTTCCGGCTGCAATGACGAAGCAACTACTCGCGGCAGGCGTACCAGCTTATAAGGGCGGTATTTTCGATAAGGTCAAGGGACTCGCGAGCAAGGCGTTCGACTACTTTACGAACCCCGGCAAGTTGTTGACGAAAATCTACGATAAAGTTGGCGCTGTTTTGCCGAAAATGAGCGGTGTTGCGGCGGATATCGCCAAGGGCGGCTTTAAGAAGGTAAAAAGCGGTATCGCGAGCTGGGTCAAGAAAAAGCTAGATGCGTTTGGATTCGGGGGTGGCGCAGTTCCTAATGTCAAAGGTGGCGCTGCTGCATGGAGACATATCATTTTAAAAGCGGCGGCAGTGATGCGCGAATCAATAACTCCCGCTCAAGTAAACGGTATTATCGCGCAGATTCAACGCGAATCCGGCGGAAACCAGAGAATTGTCCAAAGCTCATCGGTCGTTGACATCAACACATTGCATGGAAACCCTGCTCGCGGATTGCTCCAATATATTCCGCAAACATTTAGAGCGTATGCCGTAAAAGGGCATAACAACATCTATTCTGGTTATGACCAATTGCTAGCCTTCTTCAACAACACAAACTGGCGAAAAGACTTGCCTTATGGTCGCCGAGGGTGGGGACCTACCGGTAAACGTAAGTATGCAACTGGTGGCTTCGTACCCTCGACGCGCATGGCGTGGGTAGGCGAACGCGGGCCGGAGTTGTTACGCTTGCCCGGAGGGAGTCGCGTCTATAATCATCGGCAGTCGATGGCGATGGCGAGCGGCGAAAAGTCGCCACAACGCGGCGGAATCACGCAAAACATCACGATCAATAGTCCGACGCCGTTGTCGCCAAGTGAAACGGCTCGCGAACAACGGAAAGCATCACGAAAGCTCGCGCTAGAGTGGGGGCTATGAACGCATGAGCAAATTAACGTTTACTAACGCAAAAGGAGAGTACGTGACGTTCGATTCAACGGGCGAATCATACCGCCTTATTTCGCTTGACGGAACTGGCGGCGCCGAAGCGGACGTCCAAACGCAAAAGGCGCCATTTCAAGACGGCGCAACCTACGTTGACTCATCGATGAACACACGTCCTATTGCGATTGAGTTCGTATTACGTAACCGTGATCCGGCGGCTCTTGCGGGTATGCGGCGGTTGGTTAGTCGCGTGTTCAATCCGAAGCTCGGCGTCGGCACTTTGCGGTACGAATTCGACGGGTTTGCGAAGGAACTAGAGGCGGCGCCAGAATCATCGCCGTTCTTTCCGATGGGTAGCGACTCGCGAGTGCCCGGCATTCAGCGTGCAACGGTAGATTTGCTCGCGCCTAGTCCGTATTGGACCGACCCGCAAACCCAATCACGGCCACTTACGGCTTTCGTTGAGGCGTTTACATTTCCGTTTGAGTTCGGCGTCATGTTCGGCTCGGAAGGCGACCACGTAACGATAGACAACGAAGGTGACGTTGATGCACCGGTGCTAATACAGATTCACGGACCGGTTACGAATCCGCGAATCGAAAACGCCACGACAGGCGAGTTTATCCTCGTCAACCGTGCGTTTAATGCTGACGAAACTCTCGAAATAGACACGAATCCACGGCGTAAGCGAGTCGAATCGGTGAACGCGGATGGATCGCGAACTAACGTGTTCAATTGGCTCGACTTGGATTCTACATTTTGGCGATTAGTGCCAGGCGAGAACGAAATTAAGTACTCAGCTTACGCGGGTACGAGCGAAGGAACGGTTACGGTCAGCTATCACAATCATTATGTCGGCATATAGAGGAGTGAATCCATGACAGAACGAAGTTACTTTTTTAATTCTACTGAAAATGACAAGCGAGTTTACCAAGCGGAAGACTTCGCGCGGTTCTTCGAGCAGGTACTAGGCGGTTATGAATCGGTCGGTCGCACGGGTACGGGCGTTTCTCGATTCGCTGACGGCTCGCTTGAAGCGATTAAGGCGGAACAAACAGGTACTGATATGACTGTTGAGGTAACGCCGGGTTATGCATTTATTGTCGGAAAAATGTACTACAACGACGCAACGCTATCATTAGCTTGCGGGACGGCACACCCGACGTATGATCGTATTGATCGCGTTGTGATTCGGTTGGACGAAAATACGGATGTGCGTCATATAAGAGCAACAGTAAAGGCCGGGGTACCTGCCACAAACCCATCCCCACCCGGGCTTGAATGGAGTGATATGGTCAAAGAAATCAGTTTGGCACAGGTTAGGATTGTTGCGGGACGAACGTATATCACAAACGACGATATTATGGATGAACGCGCGGACATAAGTGTTTGCGGGTATTTGCCGTTGCATAATGTTTATCGTGGGCAAACGATTGATGAACGTGGAATTGTGACGTTACCGAATCAGTCATATGTTGACGTACAATCAAATAACGCGGGTTATGAATTACTACATCCCGATGATGGAATTAATGTCGTTCCACTTAACAACACGACAGTAGATAAACAAAATGAAATATACGGAAATAGCTTTATTCCCAAAGCGGACGGCATTTATAGTGTGTGGCTACAGATGAGAGCAAATGAGGGTGTTTTGCAAAACATAGGTATTCCAAGTCAAAGAACACCAACCGTTCAGGTTATTATACTCATCAATGGACAGAAAGATAGTGATTTCCCGATCTTTGAGGAATATGTTGCTAATTATTACAACAACATTTGGACAGGGAATCAAACAGTGGCACTAAAAGCGGGGGATAAATTACAATTAATGGGAATTAGGTTTTATTTTATAGCGCGCGACCCGATTCCAATAGAAAACATTCACGTGCGAATTACCAAAATATCGTAGGTGATAACAATGGAATCTTTGAAAATACTAACTCCTGACCTTGATCTACTCGCGGAACTAGATTTATACACGTCGCTCCAATTCACGCGAAGATGGCACGAGCCGGGCGAATTTGAGTTGCACATCAACCGGCATGCCAACGGTGCCGACACGCTCACAAAAGGCAATCTCGTCATGCTGGCGCCAGCCAAAGTCGGCTTCATCCGTCACCGCGAAATTTCACTCTCCGAAGATGGAAAGGCATCGGAAGACTGGACAATCAAGGGGCCGACACTAAGCGGCATCACAACGCAACGAATCACGATACCCCCGTCTGGCAAAGAGACGCTCGATTACAGCGGTCCCGCAGAATCCGTGATGAAATCATACGTCGCGGCTTGCTTTTCGGGAGACGGTAGGGAAATCAATCAACTAGAAATAGCCGAGGATAAGGGGCGCGGTCAAAATATTAAATGGCAATCTCGGTATAAGGTACTGTCCGAGGAACTCACAGCCATCTCACAGTCATCTGGTTTAGGTTGGGATATCTACCTAGACATCCCTACCAAACGATGGATTTTTGAAGTCTACGAAGGACGCGACCTGACGCAAACACAAGGCGTCAATCCACCTGTTTTCTTTGATCCGGATTTCGGAAGCACCAAAACGCAACAATTTACTGACTCCGATTTAAACATGAAAAACTACGCATACATCGGAGGTCAGGGCGAGGGTGCTGATCGGGAAATTGTCGAACTCGGCGATGCTACTGGAATTGATCGGGTTGAAACGTTCATCGACGCCCGCGATGTGGACGACGAGACGGACGAGGGCGCGAATGGCGAGTCACTCGAAGAACGTGGGCAGCGGAAACTTGATGAGATGATGACGGAGCGATTTCTCGAAGCGGAAATTCTGACGCCTATCACGCGGACACAATACCAATATAAGCACGAAGGCTTTTTGAAAACAACTCAACCATTCGGGCGGCAGACCCGAAAAGAACGCCTATACAGCGCTTTTGAATACGAGAAGGACTTCGACCTCGGCGGCATCGTGACCGTACAGAATCGCGGGTGGGGCGTTACTGTGGATGAGCGGATCACGGAGTTGAAGGAAATTTATGAGAGCGGGGGTTTCTCACTCG